TAGCACTAGGTTTACTAGTGTATGGTCTTTTAACTGTTTTTATGAACTCAGTTAAGGCTAATGAATATAATACTGCTGTTATAGGCCATGTTATTACACAAAAGGTATCTGGCCAACCAGTTGATGCTTCTAAATTAATGGAACAAGAAATGGCACGTGCAGCTCATTTGTTTGCAATTGATGCTATTAATATATTCCAAAAGTATTTGCCTACTATCTTAGATAAGATGTCGGCAGAATTAAGAGCTGAAGCAGATAAACAATATAAATGTAGCCTGTTAAAAGATACAAAAATACAGGACGATTGTAAATAGTGGTGGTATATGGAACAGATAACAAAACAGAAAGTTTTGACAATTAGAAAAAAACTTATGCCATTGTTATCTCTAAAAAACAAATATATAACCACATATAAAGATATAAAAAAATATTTCAAAATGTTAAATAAAGGTATCTTCGACAACAAATTACCACCATTCAACGACATACTAATTAAAGAACTTAAAAGACAGAATTGTTTAGGTCAAGTAGTTACTATTGACTGGAAAAGAAAAGGTACACAGATTATTGTATTGGAAATGGATAAACAATACGAAAGTAAAAAAGATTTCTTGGACACGTTAGCCCACGAAATGGTACATCTATATCAATTTACACATGTAAATGATACAGGTGCTCACAACAAACTATTTTATAGTTTTGAACCTAAACTTAAATACGTTGGTTTAAAGTTATAAACAAAAGAAAGATATATAATGACGCAAGTGATAACAAAAAAGTTCAAAGATGATTATCTTAAATCATCTATTTTTAATTCTATTAAAGCAATAGAAGATTTTACCAAAAATAAAAGACGAGGTGATCAGATCGTTTATTATGAAGGTAATTTTCAAGAAGATGTTTTAAATAATTTCTCTAATAAAGAATCAGAAGAAATATTTAATACTATGAAAAAATACTTGAACGATTACAGATTAATCTTTTTACAAAAGAAGATTAAACTTAATGATGTTAATGCTCAAGTTAGTGAATTGAATGAACCAAAACACTACTTTTCATACATTGTAAGTAAACGAATATTTTAATTATATAATTATATGAAAAGACCTTGGTATTGGTACATCAGATATAGACTGCCTAGAAAAATAAAATATCATTTTAGACAAGCAATGGCAATTATTGGTATTACATTAATTGGATTTGGTGTAGGTACATTTTTTCCTAACTTTATATCACAACATAGTGTAGAAGAAAAGGCCATAGATAGAACTATGAAATGGGCAAAAGAAATTGGTTTTATGGAACCAAGAATAGAAACTCATAATGATGAGATTTTTATTAAAACTATGCAGAAATGTATCGCCTATTTAAATTTAGAGTTACATAAAGACGAACAAATACCTGATGAACTTATTATTGCACAAGCCATAATTGAAAGTAATGCAGGCACAAGTAGATTTGCCAGAGATGGAAATAATTTATTTGGTGTTAGAGTATGGAATAAAGACAAAGGTATGTTACCAGCAGGTTATAATGAAAACTTATCTTGGAGAGTTAAATCTTATCATAGTAAGTGTGCTTCAGTTCGTGATTATATCAAAATCTTAAATACTAAAGAAGCTTATGCTAGATTTAGAGAAATAAGAGCACAACAAAATAGATGGTGGGGCAGGGTTGATTCTATTGCTTTGGCAAAAGGTCTTGATAATTGGAGTACTACAAAAGACTACAATCAACAAGTTATAAATATAATTAGAAAAATAAGAGAAGAAGGAAAGGTGGTTATTAAAAGATGAACGATCTATTATTCTTCGTAATATCAGGCACTGTTATTGGTCTATCTTATTACCTTGGTTTTAAAAATGGTAATGATAAAAAAGTCAAGGAAGAAATAAGACAATTCTTACATGAAGTAACAGTATCTAAAATGGCACATGATATTTTTATGCAACGAGCTAAAAATGAAACAAGATTATTTTTAAAAGCTCTAGGTGCAGAAGATATTGATGCTAGAAAAATTAGAACTCCAAAGTTACCAAAACCAGAGGAATTTGATTCTAGTAACAAATAATTAATATGTTGAATATATTACTATTTCTATCGGGTATTTCCGTATCTATTATAGGTGCTGGTTATTCTATTATAGGATTAGCCTCATTATTTGCAGGTGCTTATTGGGCAGTTGTAACAATGGGTATCACATTAGAGATAGCAAAATTAGTAACCGTATCATGGTTATATAGAAATTGGGAATCTAAATTATTACCAAACGCAATAAGATATTATTTGACATCTGCTATATTGATGTTAATGTTTATTACTTCAATAGGTATTTTTGGTTTTTTATCAAAGGCGCATTTAGATCAGGCCGCACCTAATACAGGTAATAGATTATTAGTTAAGAACATTGAAAGACAAATAGAATCAGAAAAGAAATCATTAGAAGGCGCTCAAAAAATTGTAGATCAATTAGACAGAGCATTAGATAAAGTAATTGATAGAGACGCAGATAAAGGACTTTCAGAAAGACAAAAACAACAGAATGAACGAAATAGAGTTAATAACGTTATAGCAAGTTCATCAAAGAAGATTACAGAACTATCAAATCAAAAACTTAAATTAGATAAAGACCAATTGGCCATAGATAAAGATATAGGGCCATTCAAATACGTTGCAGAATTAATATATGGCGATAGTATGGACGGCAACTTAGACAGAGCGGTTAGATTGGTTATTATATGCTTAATACTGGTGTTCGATCCGTTGGCAGTATTAATGTTAATAGCATTTAACGTATCTATTAGAGAAAAAGAACTTATTAATGGTATTGTTAAAAAACCTATTATAATAAAAGAACCTATAAAAGAATCGGATTTAGAAAGCAAAATAAGATCACATGCAATAAAAGAATTTATTGAAAAAGTAGATAAAAAAGAATCAAAAAAAGAACGTGAAAGAGATTACAAAGCATTAGTACAAAAAATAGGTGCTAAAGAATTGGAAGGTTTAAATCCAGATGAGATTAAAGTTAAATTAGATCAGATATACGACTGGAACGAGAATAGTAAAAAATAATATTGACAAAAATTCAATTAAATGATATTATGATATTATATTATGACAAAATTAAATCTTACAAATAAACTACAACAAAAACTTATAAAAAACGCATTTAGAGCTTGTGAAAAAGCAGAATCTAAATGGGCACAAAAATTTTGGTTTGGTATTTGGAAAAAATTATGTCAAAAATATAAAAAAGGTATACATTAATGGAAAATGATATAAAATCTTTCATGTCTAAAATAGAAATAGATAAACTTGTTGAACATATAAAATTATTACCTAAAAATTCCTTAATAGTAGAATGGGGAAGTGGTGGCACAACAATAGAATTATTAAAAAATCTTAGAAAAGATCAATCTATGATTTCAATTGAACATGACAAAACATGGTTTGATTTAGTATCAAACAAGACAAAACTTTTTAAAAATCATACGTATTTTCATAAACCAGAAACAAATTTAATTCGCACAATAGGCCATCCAGAAGAAGAAAATCCGGCAGAGTTAAAAGATTACATATTGCCAAATGAAACGATATTAAATGCTAACATGTTTATTATAGATGGTTTAGCTAGAGTAACAATAGCATTAATGTTATTAGCAAAAGCTAAAAGAAATTCGGTAATTTTTATACATGATTATGTTGGCAGAGAACAATATTATGATCTATTACCTAAACTTTTTAAAATAGAAAAATTGGAAGATTCTCATATAGGCAATCAAAGAACATTAACAAAGTTATATATAAAATGAATATATTTTATCTACATAAAGATCCTATTAAAGCGGCAGAAATGTCTTGTGATAAACATGTTTGTAAAATGATTATAGAATCAGCACAAATGTTGTCTACCGCACACAGAGTATTAGACGGTCAAGAATTTACAGATAAAACTGCAAACGGTCGTAGTATAAAAAGATGGCGACACCCAGATAAAGACTTAGATAAAATTTTATATAAAGCCAGTCATATTAAACATCCAAGCACACAGTGGGTAATGTATAACCTACACAACTATGTATGGTTATATAGACACATGATGGCATTACACAATCAATTTAAATTAAGATATAATAAATCTGAAGATCACATGACAATACAAAAACTAGGCAATGTATTAAAAGATGCACCTAAAAGATTGCCTGTAAGAGATCAAAAAGAACCTACACCAGCAATGCCAGATGAATGTAAAGTACCAGGCGATGCAGTGGCCAGTTACAGAAAATATTATATAATGAAGAAAAGAGATTTTGCTACATGGAAAAGTCCAGCAATAATGCCAGACTGGTATAAAAAAGGAATTGAAAATGCAAGATAATGATTCTAAAGAATTAAAAGAAGTTTACAATACTGTATTTCAGGAAGTTGCTAGACTTATATTGGTAGAAAAAAGACAAACACAGATAGTTGCCGCAACCTTATTAGCACAAGCATTAAGATTATACAAATCATCTTTAAATGATGCTGATTTTTTAAGAATGTTAAAATCAATACCTGAATCGGTTGATAATATAAGACCTTATGACGAATTTGAACCTAAAGATAAACAAACAATAAATTAATGAAAATAACAAGAAAAAGAAGTTTTGTAAAAGCACTAATATATAGAATTTGGATATTCACATGTACCTTTGTAATGTTATTATTAACAGGACAAAAATTTAAAGATGCGATATGGACAACAATAGGTTTTAATTTTGTTTTAACTTTTACATATTATAGTTATGATAGATTATGGCAGCATATTAAATGGGGTATAGAGAAATGAAAAAAATATTTTTAATTATTTTATTTTTTATAGAAAATGCTTATGGTAATAATACTTCTACAACTATGACGGTAAATGTTAAAGTAATTGAAAATTACGAAAAAAATAAAATTATTAATGCTAATTATTTAATAAATGAAAATAAAATAACTATTACTAATAATCAACCAATAGTTTTATTTTCTGAAAAAAATGGTACAACCACAACAAATATAATAAGAGAAATTGATTATAATTGTTGTTATTGTACACAAAAATATAGTGATGGCACCTATATAGATGAAGAAAAAAATTCTTACTTATTTGATAAAAGAACAAACAAGATAGCTATAAATTATTTAAATCAGAATACTGGTAAAGTTATATTTTGTCCAAAGATAAATATTAAGAAATAATATGCCAATATATAGCTTTGAAAATATTAAAACAGGTAAAGAATATACAGAACACTTGTCAATGTCTGAATTAGATGCCTATTTAAAAAAAAATAAAAATATAAGACAAATATTTACATCTCTAAATATTGTTGGTGGAGTATCTGGTTTAACTCATAAAACAGATAGTGGTTGGCAAGACAATCTACAACGTATTGCTGAAGCTCATCCTTCTTCTCCATTAGGTCAAAGATTTAAGAAAAAAGGTATTAAAGAAATTAGAACACAACAAGTTTTAGAAAAACATAAAAAAAGACAAAAGGATTTAAAAAAGAATGGCAAACGATAAAATACCAGATTACATGAAGGGGTTTGACCTTGCTCAAGATGATTGGGGATTTGAAACCACACCTACAGCAACTACAATACAACAACCTACTATAGATCCTAAAGTTATAGAAACCAGTGGTGCAGATATTACAAATATTAAAAAAGATATAACTTCAATTAATTTAATGATCAACGAGATCATGGATATATTAAATGAAGAAAACGCAAACAAAAATAAAGACGTTGATGTTGATGTACAACAAAGATTCAAAGATATAGAAAAAATTATATTACCTTTCTTATACAATTTAAGTAAGAGTAATGAACCATATATACATTGGCCAAATAGGGGTCCAATTATTAAAGCTCAGATAGAAAAAATATTAAAATTAACTAGAGGATAATAAATGAACATAGTACAATTAAGAGAACAATTAAAAATTGATGAAGGTGTTAAATATGAAATTTATAAAGACCATTTAGGTTACGATACATTTGGTATTGGTCATTTAGTAGTTAAAGAAGATGAAGAATTTGGTAAACCAGTTGGAACAAAAGTTAGTGAAGATAGAGTAAATGCGGTATTTACTAGAGACGTATTAAAAATGATATCAGAAGCAAAATTATTATTTCCAAAATTTGATACTCTACCAGAAGAAGCTCAACAAGTTATAACTAACATGATTTTTAATATGGGTAGACCAAGACTATCCAACTTTAAGAAGTTTATAGCATATATTAACGAAAGTAAGTGGTTAGAAGCGTCAAATGAGATGTTAAATAGTGCATGGGCCAAACAAGTTGGTAAAAGAGCACAGAGATTGAGTGATAGAATAAAGTCTATAAAATAGTACTTGACATCTAGTCTATATTATGTTATATTATTAAGATATGGTTAAAATAAATGATACGGCACCAAACTTTGTAGCTCACACTTCACAAGGTTTGATTGATTTTTATAGTTACACAAATAATAGTTGGGCAATACTATTCTCACATCCAAAAAACTTTACACCAGTATGTACTACTGAACTAGGTACATTACAAAAACTTTTACCTGAATTTGTAAAAAGAGATGTTAAAGTTATAGGTCTATCAGTTGATGCAATAGGCAATCACGAACAATGGTTAAATGACATACAAGAAACACAAGGCCAAAAACCAGAATACCCATTAATTGCAGACGAAGATAAAAAAGTATCAAGACTTTATGATATGATACACGAGAATGCTAGTGATACAATGACAGTTAGATCAGTATTCATTGTTGGGCCAGATAAAAAGATTAAATTGAAGTTAGAATACCCAGCAAGTGCAGGTAGAAATTTTAATGAAATTTTAAGAGTTATTGATTCGTTACAATTAACATTTAAACATAAAGTTGCAACACCAGCTAATTGGGTGCAAGGTGAAGATGTTATACTAACGGCAGCAGTAACCAATGAAGAAGCAAATCAAAAGTTTCCAGGTTTTAAAACACACAAACCTTATTTAAGAACTACAAATGCTTCTTTTGCAACATGTAATGTAAAGGATTAATGGTTAGAGAATTTAAATTTATAGATTTGAACAAGAGTATATTACCAAAAACAGCAGGTAAAAATATAGATGGTATACGATTTTACGAAATAGATGGTAAATCTTATCCATCAGTAACTTCTGTATTATCACTATTAAAGAAAGATTCATTAAAAGAATGGCGCGATAAAGTTGGTGAATCTGTTGCTAATTGGGAAATGGGTAGAGCGGCTAGACGTGGTAAAGCAATGCACACATTGGTAGAACAGTATTTACAGAATGAAACTCCATCTATTAGAGACGTGTTACCATTAGGACTTTTTAAGTTAATTAGACCTTATGTAGATCAAATAGATAATATTAGATTATTAGAATCAATCATGTATAGTAAAAAACTTACTATTGCAGGACAAGTAGATTGTGTTGCAGAATACAACGGTAAGTTATCAGTAATAGACTTTAAATCTGCCAATAAGAGTAGAGAAGAAGGTTGGATTGAAAACTACTTCTTACAAACTACTGCTTATTCAATGATGTATGAAGAAACGTTTGGTGAAAAGATTGAACAGATTGTAATCATATTGGCCTGTGAAGATGGTGTTGCTCAAACTTTTATTAAAAATACGGCAGACTATAAACAGAAGTTGATAGAATCTATAGATAATTTTTATAAACAATTTAATAATAAACAAAATTTAACGTTGAAAAATAGTTAATAATTAGTTAGGACCAGGGGGCGGTACCCTGCCACTCCACCATTTATATAATGAAATATAAGGGGTGGAAACTAGAATCGACTACTAAGTAAACCTATTTGGAGTTAAATCGCTGATATCGTTCTATCAAATTA